TACTCAAAAGAATTCACCGGAGATTATACCGATAAAGAAGGTAAAACCAATGAGCGCACCTATGAGCTTTATGTTAAGCATGGATGGGGCGAAACTGATGCTGACCCAATGGATGAGATACTTTGGGATTTAGGTCTTTATGTTGGGGATCGCTTAGGCATTGATACTGGTTTGCGTGTGATAAATACGAACCCTTTGTATAAAGCGCTTACATTGGTGATGAAATATTCACCGGATGGAGGGGAGGGTATAATCTGGAAGAGAACTAAACGCAAAGAAAGTGAATCAATCTCTATTCCGGCTGTATTGGGTGAGAATGATGAGGCGTGGAAGGAAAAATACAATGGCTAAATACACTTATATATGTGATGCTTGTGAGCATATATTTGAATTCGATGAGCATCTTGATGGAGAACTAAAACACTATAAGATTTCAGTAAAAGTAGGAGTGGCGCTTGAACCTTGTCATGGAAAGGTCGAACGCGTCTGGCAAGCAATGAAACCGCATATTTGGATCAAGAATGTGATTGAGGGATGATATGAAATGGATTGATATACTTGAGGATGATTTGCCGCCAGAAGAAGGATTATATTTTGTTTGTGCGCCAACAGCAGATAGAGGAAAACCTTTATATGGAACAGCTTGGTGGAATGTTGATACCAAAAGTTTTGTACTTCATATTCCATCCATATTATTTAGTTTTCAAATAAGTCATTGGTTGAAACCGCAAAATCCAAATGAATGGGATATAAAAAAATGAACTATCTAACTAAACAAACCTCAACTATATTCCTAAAGTATTTCAAAGAGCAGAATATAGTATCAATAGATCAATTTGCTTTTGATTTAGGTGTTGAACGTGCAAAGGCTAAGAACTGGATCGAAGGATGGGAAGCTCCAGGCATACGAGACTTGACCCGGATTAAGAGCCAGTTTCATGATTGGCGACATACAATGGCCGGGGAATTGGGTGATGTTATTCTCAAGGATAAGCAAGAGAAAGAATTTCGTGCTAAGATTAGTCATGAGTAAAGATACATTAACAGGGAAACAGAAGAAATTTGGCGATGCTTATATATCTACATTGAACGGTGTCAAATCGGCTGAGATTGCAGGGTATACGGGTGATTATCATCAATTGGGTGTTACTGCTCACAAGAATCTAAAAAAAGCTAAAATAAGGAAATACATTAATGAACGATTGCGTGCCTTTGTCATGCCCCCTAATGAAATACTCGGACGCCTAGCAGAACAGGCCGGCGCTAACATATCCATGTTCTTTAAAGAGGATGGGGAATTAGATAAAAAGGCGATTCAAAAGAACGGGCATCTAATCAAATCAATTCGTCATACTGTGAATGGTATTCAAATAACAATGTACGATGGACAAAACGCACTTGCTTTATTAGGCAAACATTATGCCCTATTCATAGACAAATTTGAGGGCGAAGTTAAAGGCTTACCCTCTGCCGCCGATTTTATCAAAGCGGTTCAAGATGCTAAAAAAGAAACAGGAGAGAAATGATCCCTCTTAGCCCCGCCTACACCTTATTCTGGATCGGCATGATCTTCCCGTTCTTTGTGATGTTCTTTGTTCTCAGCGTGCAATTTGTTATATTGTTAAGAGCGATGAAGGAAGAGCGGAAATTATTGAAAAAGGTATTGGTTGAGATGTTGGTATTGTATAGGTTGATTAGGCCGTGAGTCCAAATAAAAATGCAGGAACATTGCAAGTAACTTTAATATCTGAACAACGATGGTCATTCTTTAATTGGCTAACTATTCATTTTGGACATTTGGCATTTACAAAAAGCAAAAAAATAATCATTGGTTATATTTTCATTTCAAGCAAATTTACTGATTACATAATTAAATATGTGGGCAGGAATTCAGCAAGCAAAAATAAGGGATGGGAATTGACATTAACTCCCTGGTATTTGCTTGACGCAGACCACCCAGATTATATTCGACGAACAAGAACCAACAATGACCAATGACCACCACAACCCATGATCACATTAAAGAATTCTCCAAGTGTGACGATTCTCCCGCTTATTTCATAGTCAATTATATAAAGATATTCGATGCTACTGCCGGGGATTGGATACCATTTGAATTGTGGGAAGAGCAAGAAGAAACTTTAGACACAATTCATTTGGAGCAATTGGTCGTAGTACTCAAAGCCCGCCAGCTCGGGTTGACGTGGCTTGTGCTGGCGTATGCCTTGTGGCTGATGCTCTACCGGCCTATTTCCGAAATTGGGATATTCTCACGGCGGGAAAAGGAAGCGTTTTATTTATTAGGGGATGAACGTATGCGGGGGATGTATGACCGTCTGCCCGATTGGATGCGAGCAGGTTATACCGATGAAATTGATTCAAGCAGCGTTTGGAAATTATCCAATGGATCGGTAACTAGGGCATTCCCAACAAGCGCCGGAGACAGCTATACATTTACATTGGTGATGGTAGATGAGGCCGACTTAGCCCCCGATCTTGAATCTTTATTCGTTGCAGTCAAGCCCACGATTGACGCCGGGAATAAAATGGTGATCGTGTCCAGATCAGACAAGACCAAACCGAATAGTTATTTCAAACGCATCTATAAGAACGCCAAACTCAAAAGGAATGAATGGACGGGGATATTTTTGCCTTGGTGGATTCGGCCTACAAGAGATGCGTATTGGTTTAACGATCTTTGGAATGACGCTATGCAGAACGATGGGACATTGGATAATTTACATGAGCAATACCCGGCCACAGATACCGAAGCATTGCAAGCCCGGACATTAGACAAACGTATTCCACCCGCATTCTTGAACCGCTGTTATGCGGAACTTGAACCGCTTTATGATTACCCTGATGGTTGCCCCATCATTCCGGGCCTAGAAATTTATAAGGCACCTATTAAAGACAGGGAATATGTATTAGGTGCCGACCCCGCCGAAGGCAATCCGACTTCTGATGATTCGGTGGCAACGTTGCTTGATGCGATGACCGGCGAAGAGATGGCCGTGATTGCCGGTAAGATTGAGCCGACCATATTCGCCAGCTATATTGATTTATTAGGACAGTATTACAACGATGCTTTTCTCATGGTGGAGCGCAATAACCACGGGCACAGCGTGATCGCGTGGCTCTTGGACTATTCCGAATTACCTATCTTGGAAGGGCATGATGCCAGCACACCCGGAGCAAGTAAAAAGAAATATGGTTGGCTTTCCTCTTCCAAAGGGAAAGCTTTAATGTATAATGAAGTGGCGGATGCGTTCAAAGATCAAGAAACCGAATTGCATTCATTTGAAACGTATACACAATTAGCGAGCATCGAAGGCGCATCGTTGCTCGCTCCAGACGGCGAGCAAGATGATCGAGCCGACAGTTTTGCATTAGCGATCGCTGGGGCCAACAGGGTAGCAAATAGCTGGTTACTAGGATAGATATAATATGACCCATGATATAAAAATAATTGACGGTGAGAAAGCAATCCGTCTTGAGGACTTACCCCCCGAAGCATGGCGCTCTCTTACCGGCGGGACTGTTGAAGGGGATATGCTTGAAAAATTATATTCATCGGTCCCCTGGCTTTGGCGGGGGGTACGGGCAAGAGCATCGGCGATGTCCAAAATGCCGTTTACAATTTCTCAGGGAGAAAATGAAATCGATAACAGCCAAGACTATCAAAACGCAGTCGGGTTCTGGCCCAACCCCCCAGCCACACTAGCATTATTAGAATCCTCATTAGCCCTAGTCAATCGAGCCTACTTATTCAAAGAGCGGGACGGACTATTCGGAAAGATTCGATTATTACGCTATTTGGTACCGACTTCAGTTGAACCGAAATTAAATCGAATAAAGGGCTTGATTGGATTTGAACGCCGGATTGGTGGCGAGCCCATTCCGATACAAATGGATGATTTGGTTTGGTTTTGGGGGATTGATCCATTTACCGAGATAGGCCCATCGCCCAAATCCCCGGCTAAGGCAGCGATGAGGGCGGCTGGCGTTTTATTCAATGTAGATACATTCGTTGAATCGTTCTTTCAACGGGGAGCGATCAAAGCCTCAATTATAGCAGTACCCACTGCGACATCCAGAGGCGAGCGTGATCGCCTCAAGAATTGGTTTACTCGTGCAATCAATGGCGTCAAAAATGCTTGGGGTACTAATGTTATAGCCGACAGTATAAAAATAGAACAAATTGGGGAAGGCATTGCGGAGCTTGCCAATACGGATTTGACCAAAGAGAGACGCCAAGATATTGCCGTTGCAATGGGCGTACCGCAAAATATCCTATTCTCAGATGAAGCAAACTTCGCCACCGCCAAGCAGGAAGATTTTAGACTGTATGACCAGACAATAAATCCTCAAGCTGAATTTATTGAGCACGTATTGAATGAATTGTTGTTTACCGAGCTGGGATTAACACTCAAATTCCGACCCCAAACCCTTGAAGTGTTTCAAGAGGAAGAGGTTCAAAAGAGTGCTGCCTTGGTCAATTATGAACGATCTGGAATTCCGTCCTGGCTTGGCGTTGAAATATTGGGAATCGATTTGCCGCCAGACATTACCCAGGAGGACTTACAAAAAGAAATCGTCACCTATTTAGAATTCAAATCTGAATTAAGAATTCCTAGTTCAGAAAGTAGAGATGGAGATCCACTTATGTCTGGTCATAAAGATGAGCGTTCAATTATAGATGAATGGGAGAACCATGCTCTCAAACGTCTCAAGAACGGCAAGAAGATCAAAGGCACTAAAAACGCACCCGCCTTTGATCATAACGGGGAATTATCTAAAGCGATGGAAAAAGCAATCGGGGGTGCATTGCAGAATGCTGATACACCTGAAAAGATAAAACGCGTCTTTGCAACTATAAAGAAAAACTCACAAAAATCCACCCATATACATACATGGGAAGATTACCCATAGGAGAATAATTATTATGTTAACACACGTACATCAAAGCGGATCGCTCGAACTCATTGGAGGCACCGAGATACTCGCTCAAAATGATTGGGGAGCCGAGGTTGAATTGGATTTCGCAAACCTTAGCCAACCAAGTGGCGAGGTTTTAAATCTTGCCCTTTCTATGAGTTCACCGGGCGCAACTGGAGATTTCTTTATTCCATCCGGTAAACTAGCGGTATTTCGATCTGATCCAAATATCTCAGTCGGTGATGCTGATTTAACGACGGGCGTACATGGAGAGGCGATTGCGATCCTCGACGTCGTGGCTGGCGATTGGTATTCAGACGCACTCGGTTCAATTCAACTATTAACGATTCCAGTTGCGTTTCCAAATTTAGATAAGTTATTCCTTGCGTTTTTCAATACGGACACCACGAGCATTAATTCGGCAACCGGCGACAATGAAGTAATGGAGGTTAACGCATTATTTCGAGTTGATGATCGATAATGAATACACCCCTAAAGAGCAAAGACCATCGGCGTAGATTGGCATTATCTTCGGCCTATCGTAGCAAAGTATTAAGTACTGCCCCTAATAGTTTGATTCAATATCTGCCACTTTGGGATCCGGTGGGTGAAACTGCATTGGTTGATCAATCGTTAGAAGGTAATGATGCGGTTGCCGATACTGTAACATTCGGCGTGGAAGGAATTGGCGATGGGCATAAGGCGGGATCATTTGATGGTTCAAATAGCTTTGTAAATGCTCATTCAACCGCCCTTAATGCAGATTTTGATGGGGAAGAATACACCTTCTTTGGTTGGGCGCGAGTTGCTTCATCGAGTGTATGGTCAGATTCAAGCGAGAGAAACATTGCAAGATTTACCGTTGATGGTTCTAATGTAATTATAATTAGAAAAACTGCGACCAATGATAATTTACAAGGCTTAATGATCGCGGGAGGCACGAATGATAATGTGAATAGCACTGCATTGGCTGGTACTACGGATTGGTTTTCGTGGGCATTGACTTCAAGTTTGGCGGCAGATGAATTGAAATTCTATCTAAATGGGGATCAGGTGGGGGCTACTCAAACAGGGTTGGGTACATTTGTAGGGAATCTATTAAGTACTGGCACGGTATTTGGTGCATCCAATACCACACCGCTTGTCGTGTGGTCTGGCAATCTGGCTCATAACGCAGTATGGAATACGCCAATCACTGCTAATCAAATCAAGAACTTATCAATTATAAATTAAATGCCACACAGAGAAAGCCTTTCGGGGCTTATGGACCCGGATGGAGCCGATAAAGATACCGGAGAGGAAGAAATCGCCGAATTCTTTGGCGAACAGTTCCAAATTCAGTTCGATGAGATTATAGAGGGGATCAATCAAGACGAACCGCAAATACCCAGCAATGACTTTTGGCAGCGTTGGGCGGGTATCTTTGCGGCTTTCCTCATTCCAGAATTTACTAGGTTTGCTACTCAAGCCACTGAAACACAGTTTGATGATTTAGCAATCGGCGTTGACTTCGATCAAGTCTTAGAGAATGCCTCAAACTTCGCCAGCACACATGCTTTTCAATTGGTCACAGATCTAAATCTGAAAACCCAAAAACGATTGCAGCAGGTAATCAGTAATTTCTTAGCCGATCCTGGGAAGGATTTTGATGCATTAGTTGAAAATCTATCGGCTACATTTGGACCAAGTCGGGCCACCAATATCGCTATCACCGAAACTACGCGGGCATTTGAGGCGGGAAAGGATATTTATATAGATCAACTCAGAAAAATCGGCGTCAAGACTGAACCGGTATGGCATACAATGCAGGATGAAATCGTCTGTCCAATCTGCGAACCCAACGATGGCAAGCGAAAATCTGAAGGATGGACTGCCCCCGGAATCCCAGCTCATCCCCGTGATCGATGCTGGACTACTTTGGTTGTGGTAAACTAGGAGAAATTATGGAAACCCTCATACAGTTACAAATTGATTATTATTTTGCTATAAGACGAGAAAAAATAGCAGAACTTGCAGCAATTGAAGGTATGCTGGAAAGACTACAAACTATGAAAGAGAAAATCAAAGACGCTAAAGAGGATATAGACGAGGTGCATAATGAAACGTAGGGAATTTCTAAAATTGGGAGGTGTCGTTGGTGCAGGGGCATCGTTCATGAATGCCTTGCGTAATATATTTGGTGATGGATTTGTTGATGAACTTGTAAAAAAAGAAGAATTAAAAGGTCGAAGGCCAGTAAGCTATCCTTTAATGGATGGCTTGCCGAAAATCAACGCAAAGGAAGTTGCACAAATAATAAAAAAGTAGTATTATAAAAACATACACATCAAAGCCTCCCATAATTGGCCCGCCTTGATGTAAGAGAATCGCCGCTCGAGCGCCCGTTCTGTAAAAGGAATAGGTGCTTTTTTTATGCCCCCAAGTAAATCAGATCATGAAATTTCATTGGATCAAATAACCGAGAATATCCGGAATGAATTTCGCTCTGAATTTTCTGATAACAATACATCACATATTGATCATTTATGGATCGTTGAAGTCTTTGAGGACCGTGTGATTGTTGATAGTGACGGTGATTTATTCAGCGTTGACTTTACAAAAGTAGATGAAGAGATTGAATTTGTATCCCGTAATGAATGGGTGGAAGTTGAAAAAGAAGTTGAATTCGTAGAGAAATCCGCAATGGCATTTGTCCGAGAAACTGGAATCAATGCCCTCAAAGCAATATCCAAAACTGACAATGAATTTCGAGTAGGCAATTATCTTGTTCTATATGGGGATAAAGATAAGCGGGATTTAGAAAATGAATGGTTCACTGAAAAGACCGATTTCAAAAGTTCTTATACCGATTTAGGTACATTATATGTCGACTGGGAGCATGGATATGGCAAAAACCTTGCCGGCGAACAAGCTGGCCCTGGCAAACATGATGTACTGGGTACAATTGATTGGTCAACGGCTAAGAGTGACGAACTCGGTTTATGGGCGGTACGAGTATTAGATCGAGGTAATAAATATATGGAATGGGTCGAACCGATGATCGAAGCCAATTTGGTTGGCACAAGTTCAAAGGCGGTTGGTCCAGATGTAGTTACTTCAAAATCAGGGGAAATTATCAAATGGCCGCTGGAGCGGGATACGCTCACAGTTATGCCAATCGAGTTCCGAATGATGACAGGAAATCAGATCGGAGCATTCAAATCATTAGTTAAAGCTTTCCCCCATCTTGCAGGATTTTTACCAAAGGAATCGGAAGATTCAAAGAAGAAATCAAAGACCAAGGCAAAGCCAAAACCCAAAAAACCCTTGGAGGTTAAAACTATTATGAAAACAAGAGAAGAGTTCTTAAAATTCTATGCCGATAAAATGGGCCTAGAAGTTGACGAACTCGACGACAAACAGAAAGCGATTGCGCTCAATGGCACCGAATTCTCAGTAGAGGAAGAAGAGCCGAGTGTCAATCCCCGCATGGACGCAATAGAAGCCACGATGGATGAGTTCAGTAAAAATCTTTCTGCTTTATTGCAATATGCTAAAGATACGCCAGCATTAAGCCAAGCTGGTTATCTTATCTCTGAAACCGGCGGCAAATCAGATAAGAATATTTATTCTTTGACCGATTTTATGGTAGCGGTTTCCCGCAACGATAGAGAACGCCTAAAGACCATTTATGGCAGTCAGTACGAAGGCGATGCCGCAAAAGCCGACATGAGCCATATTGATGGTTCAATCGGTGGATTCTTGCTCCCAACAGAGTTTGAAAACAACTTACTGGCCCTCGCCAGTGAAATGGCCCCGATCATGGATATGGTAACTCGTGTTCCGGTTGGTTCCAATCGTGGGCAATGGCCCGTGTTGGATCAAGGCGATGCCCCCACCGCTGGCGCAGGTAATACCGCATTTGCCGGCGCAGTCGTAGCGACACCTACAGGTGAAAATACCGCCCTCACAGAAACCAGCCCATTGTTCAAACTGATCCAATGGAATATCCACAAGATCGGCGGTTTCACCCAAGCCCCCAATGAATTGATCGATGATTCACCCCAATCACTGGAAGTTTTACTTGAAGCTCTTTTCGTTATGGCGATTGCGGCTAAAGTTGAGCACTATATTTTCCGTGGGACTGGTTCAAATGAACCCCTTGGCATTTTGAACGCCAATTCTTTGATCAGCGTTAATACTGTAGCTGATAATACTTTTGCTCTCGCCGATGCTTTGAATATGCTTTCACGATTCAAGCCATTTTTATCTCAGGGCTCTTGGTGGATGCACCGTGGTGTAATTCCAGATTTGGGCGTCTTTGAAGTATCAGCCGGTTCCCCCGCCGTTTTGATCCAAGATCTCAAAAATGATCCCGTAATCAATACCCCGCTTTTGAATAAGCCGGTATTTTTCTCCGAGCATTTACCCCAGGATGATAACTCCGGCGATGTGATTTTGATCGATCCTAAAGCCTATCTGCTCTTTGAGCGCAAAGGCATGACGATTGATTTCTCAAGGCACTTTGCTTTCACGAGCGATCAAGGTACTTGGCGCTTTACCCGGCGCTTAGACGGGCAACCCTGGGTACCGGAGGCCGTGACTTTGGCCGATCCACAAGGCTCATTCACCGTTTCCCCTTACGTGAAACACAACGATTAAGAAGAAAGGAGAATAAAAATTATGTCTATGAAACCTTCTGAAGCCGTAGCTGTAGCCGCAACTATTGACCCCGATGCTTATGGAGCAGGTGCGCAAAATACTGACAGGATTGATCTGACAGATTTTCAGCAAGCTTTATTTATTGTTCAGCTTGGTATTATGGTTACCAGTGGTTTGCTTGATTTCAAAGTTCAAGAATCCAAGACCTCAACTGGTGGGAGTGAGCAGGATTTGGCGACTGGCACATTCAGCATCACCCAATTAACATCTGGCGATAATGACAGCCAAGTGTTAGTCAATATTGAAACCGAGGATTTGCGCGAAGATTTCGCTTTTGTCCGAGGTGTATTGACTTTCACGACCGCTGGCGGAGATGCAGCCGTGGTTGGTTTGGGCTTACTCCCACGAGTTGCCCCAGCCAGCGATAATGATCTCGCTTCCGTTGCTGAAATCACTGGCTAACTTTATTAAACCAATCGCCTCTCCCTCGCAAGGGGGAGAGGCAAACAGGGAAAACAGGGTATGAAATCAGTTGCACTTGTTGGCTTTGCCGACTCAAGTTTAAAGTTCGCCAAAGATTCAAAGGCGGATGAAATGTGGTCAGTGAACTTTGCATGGGATAATGATGTCCCTCGAATTGACCGTCTTTTTGAAATACATGCCCTTTGGTGGTTGGCGCTCAGCCAGGGAGATCGTGACAAGAAACATTTGGAATGGTTACAAAAAGATCACGACTTCCCCATTTATACCTATGATGATTACACCAAAGAAGCGTTTGAAAATGGTATTTCATTGGATAAAGTATTAGAGAAAGAATATAGGATACCCAATAGTACGCAGTTTCCTTTTGAAGAATCCTATAAACTATTTGCACTTTTACAACGAGAAAATAAACCTGGACAGCCTTATTATACAAATACGATTGCTTACATGATGGCTTTGGCGATTATGGAAGGATTTGATCGGATCGAACTATACGGCATAGAAATGTCCGGGGGTACCGAATACGCTTATCAAAAAGCATGTTTAGAATATTTTATAGGGCTTGCCAATGGAAGGGGGATTGAAGTTTATCTTCCTGAACATTGCGCTCTAATGAACGCACGACTTTATCACAAAGGAGCAAATATGATCAGTAGACAAACCATCGAAGCCCACGTTATCGAATATGAGAAAATGCGCGAGGAAAATACCAATAAAAATAATTTCTGGCGTGGACAAATGGCTTTGCTCAAAGAACAAGGCACAAAAGAGCAAGAGCTTAAGGATATAATGAAAAATATCCAAGTTACACACGAGCGAGCATTTATTGGTCATGCAGGCGCGCAGGCGTGTAAGAATATGCTCAAAGCAATCGATATTGAAAATCCGGTAATTGAATTAATAAACAGTGCTGTATATAGTGATCCCTCACCGGATCAAAAAATTAAACAGGAAAAAAAGGAGAACCAAAATGACAAACCAACCAGAAGCAAAACCAATGAAGTCGGAGGACTTGCTGGGAAAAGGCGAAGAGATAGACAAAAATCCGTTTGATGTGTTTGAGGTAATCAGTAAAAAGGTTGCCCAGGCATTAAGGGATTCATCTTATAAGACTCTAGAAGATTTACACAATGCCACTGATGCTGATATTATCGCTACTAAAAATATTGGGCAACGATCTGTTAATGGGATTCGTGGAATTCTGGCCAGCGAGGGCTATGAGAAAACCGACTTTGAAGCGGTCGAAATTCCCGATCTGCCTGACACTTCCCAAAGTGCGCCTGCGAAAATTAAGAAAGTTATTCAACGAGTAGTTGGCGGGCAAGTTAGATCAATATATGCTATGTATGATCCCAACCACAGTGTTAGTGCTACACGTGGGCAGATCATTCAAGGTAATTCAGACAAGACAAAGGATTTCCCAAAAGAATTGGTCGAAACAATGCTTGAACGAGGTGAAGCCACTTACGGCGGAGTTAGTTAATGCCCAATTTGTATGTCACGGTTGATCAATTAAAAGAATCAGCCCCGGATGCTTTGAGATCATCAAATACTGATTATGATGAAATATTCTATAAGCTTGCGGGTATTCTTAGCCGCTGGGTTGATAATACAATCCAGCGTGCTATTTTTCCTATAGTTGAAACTCGATTCTTTAGTTTAGATCGATCAGGCCGGCCGTTTCACCGAGAGCATCACGCAGCTGGCCTTCACCATGGGCATGGCCTTAGTGGTGGCTTCGGCCATGACATCGGTCACGGTCTAGGACATCATACAGACGATGATCTTTTGTGGATTGATGATCTTATTGAAGAGGGTACGATTTCAATCAGCGAGGATGACGGTCAAACCTTTACTGCTTTAACCTCAAGCGACTTTATTGCCATGCAAGGATTCGATTTCAATTTCCCCGGCTCATTCAATTTGCTCAAGGTGGATGTAAATTCAACCGTATTGTCTACCTGGCCAAGAGGACAGAAAGCGATTCGGGTCGCAGATGCTACGTGGGGATTTACCGAGGATCGAACATTCTTTTTTGAAGATACATTAGATACAGTCCAAGATAATCCACTTTCATCTTCAGCAACTACATTAACGGTCAGTGATATAGACGGTCTTGATAAATGGGGAATTACTCCTCGAATTTCAAGAGGCCAAATCTTACGAATTGAAAGTGAATTTTTAGAGGTAACCGCGGTCAATGCGACTGGTAATACTGCTACAGTCGTAAGAGGTGTAAACGGCACGACTGCCGCAGCCCACGCACAAAACATACAAGTTGATAAATTCCTTCCTCCTGACCCAATTATGCAAGCGACTTTAATTCAAGCTATACGTCAATTTAAACGGGGTCAAACTGGATTTGGAGAGGCTGAAGCATTACCTGATCTTGGACGGATTGTAACCTTGAAAACAATTGATCCCGAAGCACTTGCATTATTAGAACGATATAGACGATTGGGGTTTGAATAATGGGCTTATCTCTTACCGTAATGTCTCCTGATTTGAAAAGGCAAGTCAAGCTATTTGATAATATTAATAAGATCGTGGATCGATTTGCAAAACCGGCAATGAATAATTCGGTCAAGATCATGCTCACTGGCTGGCGGGATATTGCCGCAGTAGTCACTGGGCTTTATAAGAATACACTCAAGACCGAGGTCAAAACAATTGACAGTGGCAGAATTCTCCAGGGAGCAGTTAGAACCTTTGCCGCTTCACGAGCTGGATTTCCTTATCCACGAGCGCTTGAGAATTCAACCCGTTATCATTATAGATCCACAAAACGACAAGGACAAAGAACGGCCGGCAAATTGGCAATGACATTCAAAGCCAATACGCCAACAGTCGTCAAACAATTTAAAGGCGCAAATGACAAAACAGTAAAAGCCTTGGCGGTGAAATAATATGCCATTCGAAGATTGGTTCCCAAAAATAAAAACCAATATGGAGACAGTACATACTTCAGCATTGGCCGCTGATAGTATTGCTACATTGGGAACAGTATATAGTTTTAATGAATGGCCGGCAGCCGCCCTTTCTCTTCCAGCGACATTGATCGGCACGATTGGCGGTAATCAAGCTTATGGAGTCGCCGCACCTGCAATCGCCCATCATATTATTAAAATCCGTACCTTTGTATCTCTGGGTATATCATTAGCTGAAGCGCAAGCAATGGCATCTCCATTTGTTGAATTGGTCAGAAATCAATTTGCCCAAGATATAACACTTGATGGAACTGTCGATCATTTTTTACCCGACCCGCCGCCTGCTTTACTTTATGAAGGCCCAGGCGTGATTGAATATGCAGATAAAGAGTATGCAGGAATTATTTTTACATATGATTTAAAAGAAAACGAATCAGGTACTTTTACAGTTCAAGCATAGGAGAAACTATGAAAACAATTTATAAATATGTAGGTCCAGGCGTAGGGATTCCCGGTCTGCCTCACGAAATCACCAAGGCCCAGGCCAAAGACGCAGGCGTACTTGAAATATTAGAGGCGGCAATAGCCAACAAAAGCTATGTGCTTGCTAAAGAAAGAAAATCAAAGCCAATCAATCCGAAATAAAGGACGAATAATATGACTGGAGAAAGAGCATTATCAAAAATACAATGGGGGCTGGAAGCGACAAGAGGCCTTGCGGTCGCCGCCGATACGATTCTTTTAGCAGGTGAACATCCCCCGATCTTGCCGGATCGGGTGCCGACATTCATTGAAGATGACGCCGGCGTGCGGGCGCAATCAGTTAGAACGCCTCGCATAGATCAATTCTTGGTGCAAGATTCATTGAATTTCGACAATGGATATTTTCAATTACTGCCACTTTTGTTTTCAATGGGCATTAAAGGTAACATTACCCCGGTAGAACAGTCCAGCGGAGCCAGTGATTTCAAATGGACATTCACGCCCTCCATGACCGCCAGCAATACTATTGATACAGGCACCCTAGAAGTCGGTGATGACACCCAGGCGTATGAAGCAGCTTACATGATGATCTCTCGAATTCGGTTAGCCGGTGACATTAATCAAGAACAAGGGTCAAGTGTATTAAATATTGAAGTCGATTATTTTGCTCGCCAGTGGTCGCCAACTACTTTCACCGCTGCGCTTTCAATCCCAACCAACGAATCGATCAATGCCAAACTAACCAGATTCTTTCAAGATTCAACCTTTGCCAATCTCGGCACTACAGAGAAAACCGGCTTGCTCCGATCTTATGACATTGAGATCTTGACCGGTAACCATCCCAAATTCCAGGGTGGCATCAACAAGTTCTTTGATGTGCATGGCGAGGGCAAATTCGAGGTGATGTCCAATCTTGTGCTTGAAGGCAATTCAGACGCCGATGCAATTTATGATGAATACCAAGTAGGTACCCAAACATTCTTAGAATTCAATGTGTCCGGTAATCAGATCGGCACCGGCGTGAATCAAAACCTAACCCTCGGCGTTGGCGGTTATTGGGAAAATGTTACCCCTTTGAGCGAAAATTCAAACGGGAATAATTTACATGCCGCTTTGCATCATGGCACATTTGATCCAACTGCATCGCAGATATTCAGCCTTTCAACGATCACGGACGTATCTGCCATATAAAAGTGAGTTGCAAGCGGGCTAGTTTCGGCAGCGTACCGGAGTGATGGTCACCCCTGGGCCGCCCGCTTGTTCTCTTATACAGGGACAACAGGAGAATGTTATGTCAAGTTTTAATACAATCAAATTTGGAAGGATTACCAAAGCAATTGATTTTGCAGAATACGATCCAAACTGGAAAGATGCTCCAGAAATTCATGTATGGATAAATTTACCTATTGCTGCGGTGGATACCAACCGTTATAAGAGCACGCTCAAGACTGAAATCAAAACAATTGCCAGCGGGCGGATTCTCCAGGGGTCGGTTCGATCATTTACGAGATCGACTCAAGGATTCCCCTATCCAAGAGCCCTTGAAAATTCAACAATCTATCATTATAGATCCACAAAACGAAAAGGGCAAA